AGGGAACGGGAAAAAAGCCTAAAGGATCTGGCAGAAGACTTTATACTGACGAGAATCCAAAAGATACAGTTAAGATAAAATTTGCAACACCTGCAGATGCAAGATCAACTGTTGCGAAGGTAAAACGTGTAAACAAACCTTTTGCAAGAAAAATACAAATATTAACGGTAATGGAACAACGAGCCAAAGTAATGGGTAAAAATCAAGTTGCTTCTATTGCTAAAAAAGGAAAGGAAGCTATAAGGAAAAGACATGGAAAGAGTAATACTTCAAGCGTTAGAAGATAGATATAACGCACAAATATCAGAAGCAGATGCAACTTTAAAAATATATTTTAAAAATGCTGTTGGTATTGGAGAACATCCACAACATATTGATGAGTGTGATAAATTAATAGCAAAAATATCTTCTGCTGAAGATAAACTTAAAATATTACAGGAGTTTAAATTTTAATGTTAAAAGAAGAAGTTATTGTAATAAGTAGATTACAAAAATATTTAAAAGATAATTATCACTCTATTGGAGAAAATATGATGTCTGGTGGAGTTGACAATATGGAAAAATATAAATATATGTTGGGCAAAGCGCATGCATATGCAACGATTTTACAGGAAATCTCTAACCTGCTAGAAACAAAGGAGCAAAAAAATGACAATAAAAGAAACAACGTCGTCCAGTTTGGAAGTACCGAAGACTAAATCGGCTTTATTAGATAAATATCAAGACGATCATAAGAAAGAAGTTCAAGGTTACGAACGTTTAAAAACAAAAGAAACAGAAAAATTACCAAAACCAACTGGTTGGAGGATGATAGTTCTTCCATTTAAAATGCCTGAAAAAACAAAAGGTGGTTTATATATTGGTCAAGATACTTTAGAGCGACAACAGGTTGCCTCTACATGTGGATTAGTTTTAGCACAAGGTCCACATTGTTATGATAAAGAAAAATTTCCTGAAGGCCCATGGTGCAAAACTGGAGACTGGGTGGTATTTGCACGTTATGCAGGGTCTAGGATACAAATAGATGGTGGCGAGGTGAGAATTCTCAACGACGATGAAGTGCTTGCTACAATTGAAAACCCAGAAGACATACTTCATCAATATTAATCATAGAGGAGTAAAACTATGCAAGAAGAAAACAAAACAGTAGACATTGATACCTCTGGTCCAGCGGTAGATGTAGAACTGCCAGAGGAAAAGGAGAACACAAATGTTCAAACTGATAATGACACTGCTAACACTATTGACACAAGTAGTGAATCTTCTGACACACCTGCAAAAGTGGAAGAGGAAAAAACAGAAGAAAAAGTCGAAACGAAAGAAAAGAAAGAAGAAGAATTAGAAAAATACTCTGAATCAGTTCAGAGAAGAATAGCCAAGTTAACTCATAAATGGAGAGAAGCTGAGAGACAAAAAGAAGAAGCTTTAAGTTATGCTGAATCTCAAATAAAAGCAAAAGAAGAAGCAGAAAAAAAAATCTCAAAGCTCGAACCGAGTTTTATGAAATCAACAGAGGATTCAATTGTTGAAGGATTAAAAGCTGCGAAAGCTGAATTATTTAAAGCTAGAGAAGCTGGTGATATCAATGCCGAAGTGGAAGCACAAGCTAAGATATCTGAACTTGGTTATAAACATGCAAAATTTGTTGAGACTAAAGCTCAACAAGAAGAGTTTGCAAAAGAAAAACAAACTAAATCACCTGAAATTAGTTTAAATAGGCAACAAGCGTCTAGAGGTACGCCTGATCCTAAAGCTGAAAATTGGGCTAGTAAAAATTCATGGTTTGGACAAGATTCAGCCATGACTTATACTGCTTTTGATCTTCACAAAAAACTAACTGAGGAAGAGGGCTTTGACCCAACAAGTGATGAGTATTATTCTGAAATAGATAAAAGAATAAGACTTGAATTCCCCCATAAATTTGCTAATAATGCAGAGAATAGGGAAAACACGACCAAACCTGTACAAACAGTAGCTAGTGCGAAGCGAAGTACAAATGCAGGTCGCAAGACTGTGAGGCTCACACCATCACAGGTGACGATCGCTAAAAAATTAGGTGTGCCACTTGAAGAATATGCGAAACAATTAAAAATCACTAAGGAGGTATAGCATATGGAAAATAAAAACGATAAAAGAACCTCACGTGCGAGTCAAACTAGAGAAAAAACATCTCAGAAAAAAGTTTGGACTCAACCATCACCTTTAGATTCACCGCCTGCGCCAACAGGTTTCAGACACAGATGGGTGAGAGCTGAAACTTTGGGCTTTAATGACACTAAAAATGTCATGGGAAGAATCAGACAAGGATATGAATTAGTAAGAGCTGATGAATATCCTGATTCAGATTTTCCAGTCGTAGAAGATGGAAAATACGCAGGAGTAATCGGAGTGGGTGGCCTTGTGCTGACAAGGGTACCGGAAGAGATCGCAAAGCAAAGACAAGAGTTTTATACCAAACAAGGTCTAGAACAAGTCGAAGCGTTAGACAACGATCTTATGAAGGAACAGCACCAGAGTATGCCAATCAATATTGATAGGCAGTCTCGTGTAACCTTCGGTGGCTCAAAGAAAAGTTAATTTTTTAACGATTCCAAACCATCAAAGGATAAATCAATAAATGTCTAAAGGAGGACACAACTATGGCAAATAAAGACGCCGCTTTCGGTTTGAGAGCAATAGGAAAAGTTGGTCAGAACAAAGACAACCAAGGTTTATCCGAGTACAGCATCGCAGCTTCTGCGACTGCTATTTTCCAAGGTGACCCAGTAGAAATTTTAGCTACTGGTACAATTGGTGTAGCGGCAGCAGGTGATGCTTTATTAGGACCCCTTAATGGTGTCTTTTTCACTGATGCTTCAACAAGCAAACCAACATTTGCAAATCACTTGAAGGCATCTAATACAGCAACTGACATCGTCGGTTTTGTATCAGATGATCCGTATGAGAGATTTGAAGTACAATCAAACAACGCAGGTGCTTCTGCACAAACTGATATTGGTAATGTAGCTAATATCGAATACACTGCTGGCAGTTCACCAAGTTTCGTTTCAAAAGTTGAGTTAGATGATTCAGACTTAGCAACTTCTGATGGCCAATTAAAGGTTATCGGTGTTTCTAGAGATCCTGAAAACAATGACTTAAGTTCTGCAAACGTAAACTTTGTTGTTACAATTAACGAACACTTCTTGAAACAAGAAGCAGGCATATAATATAAGGAGTATATAATTATGGCGATAAGTAGAGGACAACTAGTCAAGGAACTAGAGCCAGGTTTGAATGCCTTATTCGGCCTGGAATATAAACAGTACGAGAATCAGCATGCTGAGATCTACGTTACAGAATCTTCTGACAGAGCGTTTGAAGAAGAAGTAATGTTATCAGGATTTGCTCAAGCTCAAGTTAAACCAGAGGGTTCTGGAGTATCTTTTGACAATGCTCAAGAGACTTTCACTGCTAGATACACTCACGAAACAGTGGCTTTAGCATTCTCGATCACTGAAGAAGCTATTGAAGATAATCTGTATGACAGATTAGCATCTAGATACACAAAAGCGTTAGCTAGATCAATGGCACAAACAAAACAAGTTAAAGCTGTTAATCCATTAATTCAAGGATTACCGACTGCTAACAATTTTAATTCAGGAGACGGTGTTTCACTATTTAACACTGCTCACCCGACAATTGCTGGTACAGTTAAAAACACTTTAACAACTCAAGCTGACCTTAACGAAACTTCATTAGAGCAATCTTTAATTGATATATCTCAAATGACAGATGAAAGAGGTTTAAAAATTGCAGCGAGAGGAGTAAAAATGATTATTCCTTCTGAGCTACAATTTACAGCAGAAAGACTGATGAAGTCTGAGAAGAGAACAAGCACAGCTGATAATGATATCAACGCTGTAAGATCTATGGGAATGATTCCACAAGGTTATGTGGTTAATAATTTCTTAACAGATACAGATGCGTTTTATATCAACACAGATGTGCCTAATGGTATGAAATACTTCCAAAGAGCAGCTATTAAAACTGCTATGGAAGGTGATTTTGATACTGGCAACGTAAGATACAAAGCTAGAGAAAGATACTCATTTGGAGTATCTGACTTTAGAGGTATCTTCGGTGTTGAAGGTGCTTAATACCTAAATTTTTGTGGCGGG